ACGAATGGCTAACAGACGAATACAAAGTCATGAAGACCACTAACGAGTCTAAGTGATTGCGCATAATGTGCCTATGTCAGAGATAGGCATATTGCGGGCGATCTTGCCCTAAAGGGAGTGACTAATATGGCCAAATCCTTTCGTTCGATCGTTCTCGTTTCGCTGGTTTCCTTGGCGAGTGTCGGTGCTGTTTACGCTCAAGGTAACACAACCACGTATGGCGAAGCGCTCAAAGTCTGTGGAGGTGAGTGGCGCACGAGCGAGGCAAGAAAGACAGTTGCCAAAGGTGAAGGCGCCAAAGCTTGGCAAGAGTTCCGAGCCAAGTGTGTCAAGGAAAAGGGATGGAATGGGAAGCGAGTTCCGCGCAACCAGACGGCCAAAGTTGATTAACTAGCGCATTGTAAGTTTCTGGCGCTGTGTGAGTCACACAGCGCCAGAGGCGGACAATGAAGTCCGATAAGGGAGTTTTGTTATGGCTAAGAAGGCAAAGAAGGCAAAGGCAGGCGATAGTGAAGTGTCTGAGAGTGTTGCGCTTGTTCCTAAGATTAAGGCCACGGCACTAAGTAAGGATGTTGGCCCGTTGGTGATCAGAGGGTTAGCAGAAGCGCATAGCGCAGAAGCACAAGCGCAAGCCGTGTTGGATACCGTTGAGGCTAAGCGCTACGATCTGCTTAGCAAGCTTACGATGGGCATTTTCAAAGCAGCCAAGGCAGATAAGAGTATCGATCTGTCTACCTCGTTCCTTGGCAAGGAGGGTGCACAGCAAAGCGCGTATCTGAATGACCAGTTGGGGATTGCGCTTGGTTTCAAGGAAGTGCAAACGATCAATGTTGGCACACCTCAAGAGGCTAAGCGCGTCGCATGGGCTAAGGGCGTGGCTGAGTTGGTCCTGAGTACTAAGGAGGAAAAGGACACGCCCGAAGGCAAGCGCAAGGCCACGATTAGGTCGAACTTCCTGCACAGTCTCAAGAAGTGTGCTCAAGTTGCGTGCAGTATGCTTGAAGACAAGGTAAACGGTAAGTATGACGAGAAGGCAGGTACCTTGCTGCTTAGTGGGCCATCCATTAAGGCTCAATTCGGACAGCCTAGCGTTTTGCTGAATGAAAAGCAGACGATTGGCGAAGGCGATAAGAAGGTAAAGCTAACCGAAAAGCCTAGCTTTACTGCGATTGCTGCCAAGGCAGGCGAAAAGCATGGTAAGCCAGTGCATAGGGGCACGAATACCAGAGGCAATTCGCGAGCCTTGGCTAATCCAACGGCTGCAATGGACGATATCGCGAAGTCTTTCATTAGCTTTGTCAATAAGATTGACAAGCCTAACGAAAAGCAGATGGCAATATTGCAGAGTGTTAGGGACGCAATCGACGCTAAGCTTTAGAGGGTAAGAAGTTAGGGGCTTGTCAGGTGTGAGATAGCACTTGACAAGCCCCTACTTTTCATGATATCTTACCTACTGCGAAGCACAGGGCAGAGGGCTAGACCCATGATTGATCTCAGGACAGGCAAGCAGGGTACGCGGAGAAGCGATAGTGTGAAGCGGCGCGATAATTGGTTTCAGGCTCTCAGGACACACGTGGAGGCAGCGTGTGACTCACACAGAAGGGGCCTCAAGAGTATGGATAGTCTCAGGCGAGCCCTGCCTGTGTTGGTTAAGTTGTTAAGGGCTGAAGGTAATAGGAAGAGTAGGGAGGAGTTTGTTGGTATATTGGAGGCATGTGCTGATGATGAATTTGAGGTGTATCTAGATAGGAGTGGTGCGTTGTATGTGCATGGGTGGATAAGCACTAAGGAGTTAGGTGAGAGAGTTGTGTGGGGCAATAAGGTGGAGGTAATCGATGGTAATTGAGGAGGTTATTCAGGCAGTGATGAAAGAGATAAGCTACCATCGATACCATGGTAAGCTTGATTTGTATGATCGTTATTGGCGTAAGATGTTACGTAGGCGAGCGGTGCGTGTGGTTAAGTTAATACAGGAAGGGAGAGGCAGTGATGGTAATTGAGCTATATGGAGTTACGTTATCTCAGAAAGAATATGTAAGTCTGTTAATGAAGCAGACTGATAGGGAGAGGCGCAATCGGATGAAGATGTTTGCCCACGGAGCTATGTATGGCGCAGCTATGGATGCTAAGATATATCTCCCAAAGTGGTTGATCGAAAATATAAAGGGATGGTCAGATGGATAATCCGCTCAATGGTGATGTAAGGCTTATAATGGACATCATTATGGGCTTGGTTACAGCAATAGCGTTGTTGTTCTTGTTCGGTGTAATACTTGGATGGAGTTGAGCTATGGAAGCAACGGTTTATCAGGTAGCGCGCGCAGTGGCCTTGTACTTGTCTGTGCTGAGGAATAAGAAGAGTGTGGATCAGGCGGACATATTAGATGAGGCGAAAGTGTTCACTGATTGGATAGTCGAAGGTAAGCGAGTGGAGGAGGATTGAGCCGTGGGTGTTATGCATTGTTATAAGTGTGGCTATGGCTCATTGGTGAGGAGCAACTTCAAAGCCACAACAGATCATCAGTACTATTGTCGTGCCGAAGATAAGTGCAATCAGCGTGTGAGTCACACAAGGGAGCGTAAAAATGATCAATCCGCAAACGAACAAGCATTTCGGCGTTATGACGATGGACAGGGATGCAGCTAACAAGGTAGTGAGTTACACGTTTGAATATGCTGGAATTGGGGACGAGCTTGGCTTTTGGACACGCAATCCGAAATGGAGAAGGACTAAAAAGCGCTTTGAGTCCATTGAAGATGCTGTTAGGGCATCAGGATTATGGATGCAGATATGCTTTGATAATGATTGTCCTGTTGCTGTGCGTTTAGTGGAGGTATAGACATGTACGTATTCTATGTCGAAGCAAAGGCAGTCGTGGTAGGCTTTCTTAGGAAGAGGGAAGTCGAACCAGGACAGGACTTCACGCAGATAGCCAAATACAATACAACTGTTATGGCTCTCCACTGTATCCATTATTTAAATGGTGGTGAGCTATCCGAGTCACGCCTTAAGTGTGTGTTGGAGGGTATGGAGTCACCGACATGACTAGACATGATGCAATGCACCTAATGCTCATCGCCATTTGTGTGAGTCACACAGTGTTCCTATGGGTGATCTACTGTAAGGTGGATCAGGTGTGGCAGATAGCGAAGAGGGCAGAGGCAGATGATATTGAGTCGAAAGAGGCACGCGACTTGAAGGAATGGGAGCCATGGAAGATTGGATGATGTGTCCCGGTGATGGAGGCAGTGATGGAGTTCAAGTTCACGATACACGGTGGGCCAATAGTGTTCGCGGTCGATTTGGTGCTTATCGATCCTATGAACGATATAGAAAGGGGGAGATTTATGTTGCAATCGTTCGACAATGAGGAAAAAGCTAGGCGATATATTGGAATTTTATCACATCTAACTGGCCTGGATTGTGATGATCTAACTGGCCTGGATTGTGATGATTTGGTGTTCAAAGCAAATATGTCAAGACTGTGACAGGCACTTGACAGTGCTATCATAAAGTGATAGCATGTTGATGTAGAGTGTATCTCAGAGAGTATGGAATAACAGAGGAGAGATATCATGCAAATCGGGCTGTAATGGCTCGACGACGGAAGGGGGAGGGACTCCCGCATTCCCATCCCTCCCCCGACCTGGTTCAGGGAATGTGAGTCACACAGTAGGAGGGTCAAATGGCCTTTAAGACGAAAGAGAAGTTGGATTGGACTGATGTTGATGTAGATGAGTTGTCGCCTAAGTTGGCTAAGTTGTACGCGACATATAGGAAAGATCAAGCACTGGCCAACAAGTCGCGTGAAGCTTTTGACGCTGAGTTTAAGAAGAGTGCGACTGAGAAGTTGAAGATTGATCCGACTGAACAGTCCGTTAAGGTTGGTCACGCATGGGGTAAGTTGTCCTATGCTGTTGCCAATGAGGCCACGAAGGGTGTCGCTAAGAAAGTTAAGGTCTTTTTCTAAGTGAAGATACCTTGTCCACAGTGCGGTGATGCACATACTAAAGTCACCGACTCTCGGCCGACGATGAATGGGTGCATTCGTCGTCGGCGGGAGTGTATCAATGGAGGCCATAGGTTTTCAACGATAGAGTTAGTGATAGGTGAATACGAAAACGACAATATGTATTTCAGGAAAAATATAGCCAAGGTAAGAGAAAAGGTAACAGTGTTACATGAGGCCCTGGGAATGTTCTTGAACCGTGTGAGTCACACAGGAGGCAGCGATGAGCTACAAGGTGACGATAGTGAACGAGTTAACGAAACAGTTCCAGGAGTTCCTGAAGGTCACAGGAAAGGATGACAGGAGTAACACTGGTATGGAACTGGCCGCCTTCTTCTATTGGGACACTGTTGAGAAGCTTGCAGAGAAGGCTAAGGAGGCTGCGTTCACACGACTAGTCAAAGAAGGTATTGTTAAGAACCCGAAGGAGGAGGAAGAGGCAGGTGATTTCACGTTAGGCGAGAGTCCTAAGTTTGTTTGTACTGTCAACGTGTCAGCGAAGGTAAGAACGTTTAATGCTGGTACGTTGGCAGGTAATTTGTCAGCGTCTAAGTACAAGGTGCCTGTGTCTATTGCGTTAGGTATGGTCGAGGCTGCCAAGGTACCAGGATCGGCTCGCAGGACAGTTAAGATATTGGAGCGTTGAACCATGAACCACTATAAGATCGATTGGAACCGCTGGATGGCTGACGAGTATCCGTATGCACTCTATTCTAGAGCAACATGGTACCGGCCGTGGAAGCATGTGGCCAGCTTTAGGTCTAAAGAAGAAGCGAGGGCGCTTCATGAGAAGTTGAAGGGACTACCGATATTTCTGGAGGGATAGAAATGCCTAAGTGGAGACCTGCTGTGACGAAAGAGATATACGAAGGCGCCATGGCTGACTACGTAGCAGGTATGAAGGTAGCTGATATAGTGACTAAGTGGGGCGTCAGTAAGGGGTACATATATAACAAGTTGGCCAGAACTGGTGGTACTCATAGGGCAAAGGCAAGGAATGACGCTAACCGTAACGAGAATAGAAAGCCTTATGAGTTCAAACGAAAGTTGATCCCATATGCAGGAAAGGATGGATCATGAAGCTCATAGATATAAAGCTAGGTGATAAGTTACGTGTGACGAAGGATACGTCTTGTTTAAAGAAGGGTGAGTTACACGAGGTGTTACAGGACATCAATGGCGCTTTGTTTGTAATGTGCCAAGATGGTGATCACTATCTATCGCAGATGCAGGATCATCATGGGAAGGTTCCTGAGTTTGAACTGAGTGAGTCACACAATGCCGAAGCTAGTCCTGATGCCGACACTGGACAATCTAAGCCGTGATGAAGTTGAGGCTTATATTGAGACTGTTAGAGCCAAGCGCATGGTTGCTACGCTGGAGTTCTTCCAGACCAAGAATAGGAAGGTAGAGCTTAGGCAGTCAAAGATTGGCCAACGCATACAGGGCAAGCTCGATATGTTGGAGAAGGAGATAGACAGGTTAGAGGCAGCCGAGAACAAGGTCAGTACGAGACTGGCTGAGATAGAGCAACTCAAGCACGAGTTCGATGCAACAGGTGAAGAGTATGAAGAAGTAGAGGAGGAATAAGATGGCCAGTGCAACATTTAATGAGTTCATGCGTGAACTGAACAAGACGGACATGGACCCACAGGTGAAGTACTTCTTTGCTATGCTGTATGAGCGCTTGGGTGATGTGCTCAAGAGCAATGAGGAAACTGCAAATGTTGTGTTGCAGATGGCAAACTCAATGCAAGGATTTGCTGAGTTGAGTGAGGCTAACAATAGGCGAATGCAGCAGTTGGCCCGTGGTCAGAACGTTGATGGCGTTGACGTTGCTAGCGTTGTAAATGAACCAGAGAAACACTAACAGTGTGAGTCACACAGTCATGAAAAAAGTTACAGGGTTTATGACATCAGATGGCGGGTTCTTCGACAAGGAGGAAGAGGCTGAGTTCGCAGAAGCAGAGGACCTGTTGGTTAGGCATCTACATGAGCAGAGGTTGAAGTCCACAGATCGCTTCCTTGAATTGTTGGTCAACTCAGCAACAGCAGTTAGGAGATATCTCAATGCCTACGAAGCGGTCAATCACGGGACTCCCCCACGAGATGCTCCAGAATCAACTGGAGGAGATGACATCGGAGAGGGGGCATACATCGATGCTCAAGGTGATCTCGATCAAGAAGACGACGCCTCTGCAGAAGACGAAGCTGAAGGCGTATTCGAACTCCCGCCTGGAGTCCGTGAACCAGTGCCCGATGTGGGGCGTCATATCAAGCCAACGCCGATACGACAGCAACGCCCGGTCAATGGCCCTAGAGGCAGGCGAAGTAATGCATCAAGCGTTCGCGACGACTAGAATATGGCAGTTGTATCACGTTGATCAAAAGACGAAACATGCCATGTACACAGGAGAAAGGATATTCGGCTACAAGAGATGGCATGACTGCTTGGACCAAGTGAAGGGAATAAGTCCTCGAGGGTTAAAGCGGCAAGATGAAAGAGAACACCTCTTGGAGCTGAACTTTGCCATCTTAGCTTCCTCTGGCTTTGTGGATAACCCAGATGACCAAGTACGGACGCTGGAAAATATGCAACTCGCTACGATATGCTATGTGGATGAGTGTCTACCGAAGATGGAGAATTGGCCCATCTACGTGGAGGATGATAAAGACCCACGCAGCTTTGTGGGTATTGAGCAGGTATTTGATGTGGTCGTTACGTTTGAAGATGGAAAGGAGATCAGATATATCGGCACAGTTGATGGACTTGTGCATCACGTTAAATTTGGCCATGCTCCTGTTATGGACGAGAATAAAACAGCGGCAAGGCTTGATGCGGGATGGCGTGCTAAGTGGGAGCTTTCACATCAGATCAGTGGATACTGCTATGCGGCATCTATCATCTTTGGTTTCCCGATCGTCAGGTCCAGGGTCACAGGCGTGAAGATCAAGCCAACACATAGAGGGGAAGATGTCTATGTTGTGGAGCCATTGGTCAGAGATGAGGAAACGTTCGAGACTTGGGCCGCTTGGTTTCGGCACACGGTTGATATGTACGAGCAGTACATTGGTGATTTTGAACGAGCGCCAAGGTACACACATTCGTGTAACAGATACTTTCGACCGTGCGCACTCATACCATTCTGTTGCGACTCCAAGGAGGGTAGGCAAATCCAATTCAAGGAGATGATACCAGCAGATAAGAGTCCCAGTGAACGTGCAGTAATGGAGGGTTAGGTGGGTGGCCAGAGCTTCAAGTGCCCTAAGTGTGATAAGTGGTTCCTTGTAAAGGGAGCACTCAAAGATCACTTGCAGGGTAAGCACGAGTTTGGGCAAGGTGTTGAAGGAGGACAAGTGATGTCTATGCGAACTCAGGCTATGATCGATGCAGTCATCAAGAAGTTGGCCACTGCGACGTTGGGCGGGAACAAAAACGTCATAGGCATTATCGAGGATGCTATTGAGGACTTGAAGGCGTTGAAGCGTGAAGACATGAAGAGGGAGAACTAAGATGGAGTCATATGCAGAGCTTTCATTTGAGTCAGTGTTACGTGACTTCGATAGCGAAGACGCTGTGTTGTTTGCAATGAATGGAGAAGAGAGATGGATACCACGGTCAGTGATCAAAGAGATAGACGTGGATGGGAAGCAGGTGGAGGTGAAGGAATGGTGGGCAAAAGAGAAGGGCCTTGTGTGAGTCACACAGAATTTAAGCAGTGCGGCAAGCTGTGTCGTATAAAAACTGGAGTGTGCTGTGGGTGTTGCAAGAAGGGCTATCAAGGTCGGTCCATACATCGCGCAGCCGGCCGAGGAAGCTGGTTCCAGGATGGCGATATTCCTTTGGGGTCCAGCGACTGTTGGCAAAACGACCTTTGCAGCCACAGCACCGGGGAACAAGTTGTGGTTATCTCTCGGTGACAATGAACACATGAGCGTTGCCCATAGACGAGACGTTCATGTGCTCAAGCTTTATGACCAAGCGTTACCGGAGTTGTTCAAGCACGCACAGAGTGATGATCCATTTGGCCTTGACAAGGCACTGGCAGAGAACGAAGACATTCAAACGGTTGTCTGTGACTCTGTAACTGCGCTAGCGTTTAGAGCGTTGCAGAAGGCAGTAAGGGATGGCATTGGTGCAGGTAAAGAGTTTAGGCCGTCCATGGAGATGCCGGGAGTGTCAGCCTACGGTGGCAGGAACGGTATTGTGTTGGAGGTGCTCACAGGACTACTGCGAGTTACTGCAAAGCACAGTGTTCACTTCATTGCAACGGCGCATGAAGATGATGCGACGACGAAGAAGGATGATAGAGGCAACGACATTATCGACTATGTAACCGTTATGCTAGGCGGCAAGCTCGTAAACAATATGTCGTTTAGGTGGTCAGAGATTTGGCATTTGTCTCAGGACACCAATGTAGAGGCTAAGCGGAGGCTGGCGATTAGACCAGTGCGATATCGCAGGCCGATGAAAACTAGGATGTTTACCAGTTCAGGAGAGAAGGAGTTCGTCTTGAAGTATGATGCAAACAAACCAGATAAAGGTCAGATGACAATCGCAAGGTGGTACCACGAATGGGAACAAAACGGATATCAAAAGTTGGAGGTGCCGAAGTGATCTACGAAGCCTGCTCAGTGTGTGGCAAAGCGGTCAAACCTGAACATGGGTTTCGTGTCGATGGCAACTGTGTGAGTCACATAGATTGCATGGCACCTAAGGCAAAAGATAAAGTTGGTCCTACAATCACAACGGTTCCGACCAGAGAAGGCGGTGAGCGTTGGGACGGGATCAAAATGGACTCCTGATCGGGGGAGTTAATACATAAGTGTAGGTGGCCGATCCCACCCACTGTACAGGAGAGAGTTGGTATGGCTAAAGCACAAACACAAGACGATGAAGCCCAGGAAGATGTGGACATCATCGAACTTGAAGACAGCCTTGCCGACGTTGAGAAGCCGAAAGAGCTTCGCCCTGGCGTCTACCTCGGTGAGGTGCAGGATGTCCAGAAGCAAACGTCTGGGAAGGGAAACCAGTACTACGCCATCAAGATCGTTATTGCGCCGGATGAAGTGCCGGCCGATACACGAGATGATTTCCCAGATGGCGTCATTCTCTATTGGAACCGTCAAGTTGTTCCGAAGAAGGGAGACCGTCGCGCTCTATTCAACATGCGTAAGTTGTACGAGGCGTTTGGTCTGAGTTCCAATGTGACTGTCATCGACACCAGTGAGTGGATGGGATGCTCAGTGCGTGTTCGTGTTCGTCACAAGCCGTGGGAAGGAGAGTTGCGTGCGGAAATCCAGTCGCTCGAAGCGGCAGAGGCTCCTGCGCGTGGTACAAGCAAGAGAAAGCCACAGGATCAAACGGAAGACCAGGGGGAAAATGAGGACGATGCTGCGTCAGCGCGTGGCAGAAAGCCTGCTGGGAAGCCGAAGGGTCGTGGTCGATAGAAGCGACTACCGTTGAAGTCGGGTCCTGTGTGACTCACACAGGACCCATTCACTCACAAGGGAGAAGTAACATGACTTTCGACAAGGAACTGAGAAGACAACGCGATATGGAACTTGAAGAGAAGTTGAAAGAGCAGCGTGAAGGTGTTGAGAGACAGCGTCACGGTGTGTTTGCAGGAGGAGGAGGAGCAGGAGCACCCATGGAGTCTGACGCCGCAGGCTATGGAAATAGAATGGTTCAAGGCAATCAAACAGATGTAGCTAACCGTGTTATGGATAAGCGTGTATGTCAGCAGTTGCTCCATGTACGTGCTAAGGAGTTGCAACAACAAGCAGCAGGTATGCAACGTCTTGCCGAACTTATTGGTGCAGCAGGTGACTACGATTACCAGTTGTTTACAGCACTACTGACTATGCTGGATCGACGCTAACAGACGGAGGCTCTCGTGTTTGAAAGTAGATACACAGTAACGGTCAACCTACGGGAGCCTCCTAAAAACGGCACAGCCCAATTGGTGTGGCGTTGTCAGGCTGTCGATAGGAACCTCGTGACGAAGGCAGCAAAGCTATTGGGCATCTCTGTCAATAGCTTTATGCGGGCAGCAGTAATACAGACGGCACAGCAGGTGTTGGAGATAAACGAGCCAGCAAAGAAGAGTAAGGGTGTCTCAGTTGATCACGTCACGAGGTTACTAGTTAGTCCAGAGTTACCGCCAGGAGTAAAGCGATGAAGGCAGTTGCAAAGGTGTCCGTCCCGGAACGTCGTCTTAGTCTTGAACAACAACATGCTGTAGAAGTGTGTTGTGATCTAAAGAATACAATTGCAGGAATTACAGGAGGTGCAGGCACAGGGAAGACCTTAGTCCTTGGTCATGTATATCGACAGTTAGTTGGTCTAGGTATCAAGACAGTTCTGGCTGCTCCTACTGGGCGTGCAGCTAAACGCGTACAGGAGTTAACGGGCATTCCGGCTAAGACCATTCACAGGCTGTTGGAGTTTCCCATGCCTGATGATCCTCACGATACGCCAGTGGAATTAATGAATGAACCGAGGCGTAATCGAATGATGCCATTAGAAGAGAGAGTTGTCATTGTTGATGAGTCGTCCATGATCGGGCCAACACTTCATGGTCAGTTAATGGATGCACTGCGTAAGGATGGAGCTATCAGGTTCTTTGGTGACAACAATCAGTTGCCTCCTGTAGAGGAAGGAACACCGCCTTTCATTGAGACACTGTTGAAGTTTCCAGCAGTTGAACTTATGTACAACTTTCGCAGTGACGATGCCATTGTGTCTAACGCAATGCGCATTCTGCAGAGTAAGATACCATTTCGTAACGATAGGTTTGTGATCATCTACGACGAGAACCCACTGGCCTACATGCTCAACATGACACGAGGATTGAAGGACTTCGCCGATGACAGTCATCAGATCATCATGCCAACTCGGCGTGGAAAATATGGAACGATGCGTATCAATCCGTCACTGCAACTACGTTTCAACGGAAAAGGGCCGTTACTATTGTTGGATCGTTACGACACCAAAGAACCGAGACTCGCAGTTAGAAAAGGAGACAAGTTCCTCTGGATCAAAAACGATTACAAGTTGAATATGTTCAATGGGGAGCTTGGACGCATTAGTGGCCTCGATGCTGAAGATGGTGAGTTGACACTCAAGACATCTGATCGTGCGGGCGATGTTATTGTTCCTGCACGACTGACAACGTATAGCCCATATCATAAGACTGTTATCCAGTACGATCCTAGAAAGCAGATCGAGTTGGGCTATGCAATCACGACGCATAAGGCGCAGGGATCAGAGTTTGATACGGTCATCTACTGCATAGCAAGGGGACATTCATGGCTACTGAACAAAAGGAACTTCTATACCGCAGTTACAAGGGCAAAAAACAAAGTTATCATTATATCAGACAAGAGAGCTATGGGCCTTTCCATGGGAGCCCCACGGCGATCAGACTGATAAGGGCAGTCGTAGTCGGTGTGTCGATGGGACTACTCGGTGGGTTTAGTGTTCCAGTGTTGATGTGGATAAGGGAGTTAGTGCGATGAGTGTGAGTCACACAAAACCAATCAAATACGTAGTGCTCAACGGACCGCCTAGCACAGGCAAGTCCACGATAGCAGTTGAACTGTGTCGAGACTTGAACCAAGCGTTGGGAGGAAAGATCATAGCTCCTAAGGTCATCACTGACTCATTTAGTGCCCCACTCAAGCACTTTTTCGCTGCGGCACTGGCAGAGCCTTATGGCTTCGCAGATAAGGAGAAGGCACGACCAGAGCTTAGTGGGTTCAGTATGCGGCAGTCACTTATCATGCTTGCTGAAGATCACTGCAAGAAGGTCTACGGACCAGACATCTTCGCTAAGTGGCTCATGCACAGAGTTTTAAAGAAGCCTCACATGCGTCCTGAGTTTGTGATCATTGACGACGGTGGCTTTCCTGAAGAGATAGATGCACTACCTAATACATTCGTTGTTTGGGTACGTCGTCCTGGTAAGACATTCGATGGCGACTCTCGGGGATGGTATGATAAGCCAAGCTATACGTTATTGAACGACGGCGATATGGCAGCGTTGTGGTCGAAACTAAAAGCACTAACTGGACATTTGTTGGGGGGTCCGTCATGGCGAAACGAGCCATAAGCATTGAGTTACTACACGAACAGTTTAGGTCTCACGCAGATGATATGGGACTCAACACGGAGGTACTGTCAGATGGCCCAATCAGTGCCGAAGTCGTGTTTATTGGAGAGGGTCCTGGAGAGACTGAGTGTCGAAGACGCAAACCATTTGTTGGTGGGTCTGGGAAGCTCATGTGGGAAGGTGCGGCCAGATGGGGTCTGCGTCCTGAAACGGTCTATGCTACGAATGTCGTCAAGCGTCAAATCAGCCTATCGAGTAAAGGCAACGAAAAGCACATCGTCTTAAAAGATGAGTTGGACAAATGGATCGATTTGATTTGGTGGGAACTGTCGCAGCTTCCGAACGTGAAGGTTATCGTCTGTTTGGGGAACTATGCCATTCAGGCTGTTTTGGGATTGGACAAGATAACCAAGTGGCGAGGATCAGTGCTTCCGCTGGAGTTGCCGAATGGGAGGAAGGGTCACGCAGTATGCACGTTCAATGCTGCGTTTCTAATGGGCGATCGCGAGCCACGTTTCGAACCTATATTTATAAAAGACCTGCAACGAGCCAGACATCTGTTAGATGGAACATTCAGGCCACACTTGATCGAGGAGATTATCAACCCATCGTATAAGGAGTCGATGGCTTTCATCAGGGACTTGAAGAACACGAAGCGTCCAGTGTCCTATGACATAGAGGCGATCAATTATGAGATGGCTTGCATCGGCTTGTCGAATAACCCTCATCGCGCTATGTGTATTAACTTTCGTGATCATAAGCGCAATCGTTTTACGACAAGCGAAGAAGTCAACATCTTGTATGCAATCCAAGACCTGTGTGACTCACACAAGATGATCGCTCAGAATGCGCAGTTCGACGCCTACTTCTCCTGGATGCATCAACTGCTACGCACTGACTTTTGGTTTGATACTCTACTGGCACACCATGCGTTGTATCCTCTACTGCCACACAGCCTTGCGTTCCTTGTGTCTCAGTATACAACGCATCCGTATTACAAAGGAGATGCCGAGTCGTGGCGTGACGGTGGAGAGATCGATACGTTCTGGAAGTACAATTGTAAAGATGCAGCACTGACATACGCATGTTATGAAAAGCTGCACAACCAGATCATGAAGCAGGGTATGGCAGATGTCTTTTTCGATCACATTATGCGTGCACATCCTCATCTGTATCGTGCTACTGTGCATGGCATTAATACTGATATGAGCATGAAGGAGATCATCAAGGATCAAGTAACGGCAGAGGTGGCAGTCGCCGAGCAGAAGTTCTATGACATCGTTCAAGAGATGACAGGTGACAAAGAATACTTCCCAAATCCTAACTCGCATCATCAAATGCGTGACTTGTTCTTCACGCGGTTGAAGCTGGAAGGTCGTGGTGTCTCTACGGACGAAGATAACCGCAAGGTGATAATGGCCAATGTTAAAACACCGCCATTGGCCAAAGAGATGTTGGTCTCCCTAGATGTGTTCAAAGAGAAGGACAAATTCCGTGGAACCTATGCCGAGTCGCGTGTGTCCCCTGACAATAGATTTAGGTTCGAGAATAAACAATTTGGAGTTAGCAGGGCTCCTGGCCGTTTGTCTTGTTCTCAGCTCCTTGTCGAGAAAGAAGGTGGAAACATACAAAACCAGCCCATGCAAGCGAGAGGGATGTACGTTGCTGACCCAGGGTGCGTGTTGTTGTATTTCGACCTTGCCCAGGCAGAGGCACAAGTAGTTTCGTTTAGAGCAGATATACCAGTTTGGAAAGAGCAATTCGCTAGAGCAAAGAAGGATGGAAGCTATGACTGTCACAGGGCACTCGCCTCGCAAATGTTCAAAATTCCGTACGATCAGGTTCCAACAAAAGATTGGGACAAAGAGCTACGCCCAACCAAAAGATATGTGGCGAAAAGATGCAGGCACGGCCTCAACTATCGAATGGAGCGATTTCGGTTGTCGCAGGTTACAGGTCTCCCATACCATGAGAGCGCACGTGCCTTTGCGTTATATCACAGCATTACGCCGGAGCTTCGCAAGTGGTGGGCCGCTGAGGAAGAAGGTTTCCGTGAAACGCATGCGATCTACAATCCGTTTGGACGTAGGCTCAAAGTTATACAAAGGATCGACGACTCAGTACTGGACTCAATTATCGCTTACTATCCACAATCCACCATTGGCGATAAGATCATTCAAGTCTGGTATCAATGCGAAGAAGATGACGATTGGCCCATACCTGAGCAAGCAAGGATCGGAATTGATGTGCATGATAACTTGGTTGCGATATCGACTCCTGCAAAAGCCAAGACTTGTTTGAAGATCATGAAGAAGTATGCCGAGTCAGATATCTTTATTCAAGACGTATACAACAGGAGGAAGCCAGAACCGTTAGGAGTGCCTGCGGAGTTAAAGATGAGTTATCCGACACTGTGGTCAAAGGAAGATAATAAGTTTGTGGAGCATTCAAAAGGGCTGCACAGATGGAGTGAGATGAAGGTGGTGAAGCTATGACACGAGATTGGCAGAGTGCTTTAGTAGACTATCTGATCGAAGGTGGCCTACTTGGCTACAAGTGGTCGGACATCACGGCCAAATTCGACGCCTATGCAACGGCATCTATGATAGAGGCAGAGCTAACGTTTTTGGCTGCTGATGATAAGGCACAGAAGTTCAAGATACCCGCGATGGGCCGACGCGGGGGAAGAAGTTATACGGTCTGGAGAGCGACAACAAGGATAATGGAGCATATGTCATGAAGCTTACCGATACACAGGTTGCGGCGATCTGTCACAACGCAAATAAGACCTATTGCGAAACCATAGGCGACTTCACACAGGCAGAGTGGACAGAGGCACCTGATTGGCAACAGATTAGTGCCGTCAAAGGAGTTGTGTTCAATCGAGCAAATCCCGAGGCACCACCAAGCGCTAGTCATGAGTCGTGGCTCAAAAATAAGTACGAAGAGGGATGGAAATGGGGTCCAGCAAAGAATGAGAACCTGAAGACCCATCCCTGTTGTATGCCGTTCGGCGATTTGCCTTTAGATCAACAACGCAAAGATAAGCTGTTCAAAGCAATTGTGAATGCACTAGCTGTGTGAGTCACACACTATTGCGGTAAGTCCACAGCCGGTACTGTTGGGTCTACAGGTTGTCCCTGTAGACCCATTTTGTATGGGTCCAGGTCCTTTAACGTAATGGGTTTACCGAGTCGCTGAGAGAACTCAGACTCAACTGCCCTGATCTGTGTCAAGATTACACGGGCCGCATCTTGCCTAATTCTCTCATAGAAATTGCGCACTGCACGAATGTTGTCAGGATCGATGTTGTTCTTCTTTAGGAAGGCGAGTTGTGCAGGCTTGTCTTCCATTTGTTCTTGCCATGTAACGTTGTTACCTTCGTTGACTTTACGAATGCCTTTGAGATGATCGGTTGCAAGACGATACCTATCCCACAAAGATTGAAATCCAATGGCACCCGTAGGCTCTCCCTTACGCGTTACAGTGGCGTCTTTGATCAATTTGTTATGTAACTCTTCCATGAACATTATGTATAGTGGGTTTTTGGGCTGTGGTTGTTCAATGCCAGCCGGCTCAGATGGAGGACGCTCACCTAGCTTCTCAACGGCAGCAGCGGCACCTGATTGCGATGGAGGCTTAGTTCGTAGTAAGCCTTCGTTGGCAGTCATTTGTTTGTAGAACCGATCAAGCTGACTGAGTTCTTTTTGTTTCTTGAACAACTCCTCGGTGATAGCATTATTGCCTGTCATCGGAGGATGTATGTTCACAATGTCGCGAACGACAGGAGTCTTTTCTACAACACGGCGCACACTAGCACGTGCGCCGTTCCAGAGCGCTTCTCCGTATCCTTCTGGCGTTTGGGTCATAGCCGAGTAACCAGTACCTAGAACGTCAGCCACCCCAGGTGTCAGGGCACGTGCATACAATTCAATCATAGGAGGCAAGCCTCCAAGTTGATCAAACGGATCAACAGGCTTCTTGTATGTCTCACCAGTGAAAGCACCACCTGACTGTATGTTCCCAGTTGTAGCTGTGTAATAGTTCGAGAGTCCAGATGAAGGGAACCACAACACATCAGCGATGCCCTTAGCTCCTCGTTCTAAATCTTCTGCCTCAGTAAAGAAAGCGTTGCCTGTTGCATGATCCATGGCAACCTGAGTGAGATACGCAGCGGCAGTCAATTCATGAAAGCGTGGAAACTCGATACCTTCTTCGGCAGGACGCCCTGGGACTGGAATATACCAGTTCATGATCTTGTTATATTCCGACCGACGGTTCATCATGTAGTCAACATATGACACACCGTTCGGATCAGTGCCTAGTGCTTGGGTCATAGCGTAAAGGGACGCTGTGGGTGCTACATAATACAGCCATGTACGTGCCGTAAACTTGGCAGGGTTCTCTGCATATGCAGCACCAATTTTCTTTACACCTTGCACAGTGGCGTTATACCATGGAATGGCCGTGCGTCCAAACTCAGTCGCAGGACCATAGAGATACTTACCAGTCAGTCCGAGTGTGTGACTCACACGGCTGGTCTCGTCCTCAAAGCGAATAGCGTGTTGTCGCTTGGCACCGGGAAGCTTGGTGAAGTATTCTCCACCGATGCGAGGATCACCTGTCATGTTACGTGCACGGCTTGCGAGTTCTGGTAGCGATACTCGCCCTTGGTTACGACGAGCGTAATCAAAAGCGGCTGCGTTGTGTACAGAGTTGAGCAGTGAGCGATAAGCTTCAAGCGCTTGTTTGGCAGGGCCTGTAGAGGAACGAATTGCGTTAGCCAGTCGATTATTGGCACTGGTTTGCTGTTGTAGAATTGATCCTCGACCACCTCCCACCGTTTCGAGTTGATGATACAAACTGTTCTGATAGGCATGGGCTAGGCGTTGGCTGAGGGCATCAACGTTACCCTGACCAAATACGTTAGTGAGCCAACCGCCACTATTGGCATCTAAGGTCTTGCTGATGTAGTTGGCCATCTGCGGACCAAGTTGTCGTGGAATGGCCATGTGTGAACCAGCAAACGTTGGACTCCTCATTCCTTGTTCAGTAGTGATCTTGCCAATACCCCAGTTACGATACAAGCTTGTTGCTGCAAACCATGGAGCAAGTTCACCTGTAGTTGTAACCTCAAGCGCACGTTTTGCAGTGTAGAACAAGTTGCCGCCCATACTCGTCATATAGTAAGGGTCCATGCGAAGGATGTCAGCGAGCAATGGATCAGTTGTATAGCGCTCAGTTACACCACGACGCTTGAACTCGACAACATTTTTGGCCCAACTCTTATTGTCTTTTAGTTGTTCGGTACTCACAGGAACGAATAGGTTAGGCATAACCCTCCTAACCTCATCCACGTATTTGCCCTTTGCTTCATTTTCCATACGAGCACGAAGACGCTCACGCATGTCCTTTGCAAGGGCCTCTGTGGCACTACCACGCTCAGGAGCGTTGAGGTGTGACTGTTGCGGGTCGCGTGGATGCATTGGGACTTCGTGTTGCCAACTGCGTTTGAAGAAGGCGTTTTGTGAAGTAGTAACGGTCGCATATTCACCCGTTACTTCGAAGTTGCGCAGGTTACGTGTGATGTCCCAATACTCTTTAGCGATTTGAACAACCTCTGGATTGGACGCCTCCAAAGCGCGCTTGACATTTCCAGCTTGAACCAGATCGAGGCCACGAACAACCGGCGTCCCTGGAACACGTCGATTGAGCATACTAAGGCTTCGTTGTTTTAGTTCATCAATCGTATCCATTACATGCAAATAATCACGTACAGGCTGTGTCTCTAAAGGTGCCAATTCGGCTAGTGCTGTTCTCGATTGAAACGTAAATGCTGGAGTCTCCATGCGTCCAGCATTGATGGCGCTATCAGCCATGGCGTTAGCTGTTGCACGGCTCTGTATCCTAAAGGTGCTTTCTACTTCACGTGCAGCTACAGGATCAACACCAGCACGACGCATAATGTTAAACGCACCGGCATTAGCATCATCAAAAGTACGAAGATAATCACGTGGTTTACTGATAGCAAATGTGCCAGGAGCGGCTTCGCGAACTGCACGCAAACGAGGAATATCGGAGCCAACAATACGCTGATAAACACGCGGAGCATAGATCATACCTGCGGTTGCCATCGCGATAACGCCAACAGCCATAAGCTCTGTGTTCTTTACAGGCTTGGGTCCTCCAACTGTCTCAACAGTCGAGACACCGGGCTTATCGAATTGCGCTTCGGCCGCTCCGGCTGGAGATACAAGAGCGCTGCTAACCCAGTCGGGGGCACCAGATTTAAAGTCCGCGATCGAGTTATTACGTGCAAATCGTTGGGCTTCATTTGTGCCAACTGAGCTACCTGCGACAATGGCTGACATCTTAGCGGCATTTGATCCAGGGATGATGCTCTCGCCAACAGTTTTTCCTGTTCGAGAGAATATGTCGGAAGGCACATCTTCTGCTCCCGTCCAATCTAGGATTTGCCTACGAGCGCTTTGTCCTGCACGACGAAGATAATCAGCGGCAGGTTGAAATGGCTTAGCAGATGGAGGACGCCCACCTCCAAGAGATTGACCACCACGAGGCGGTACCTGCATTGGTTCGAGCACACCAGCTGCAATATCGTAAAGGCTCTGTGGAGCGTCCAGAGCACCACGATACAATTGACGCACCATTTGCTGATTGCCTGGCTCAGGCACTTGTTGCTGAACTGGGATTAGTTGATCAATAAGGTCCTGTTGTGGTTCATCCATACGAGGAACTTCAGGCACAGGGAATACTGAGTCGATTGGGTCTTTGGAAGGCTCCAACTGTCGTGATGGAGGCAACACCGCATCAATGGGATCACGTGGAGAAGGCGTGACAGTTATGCGTTGTCGCACAGGAGGAGGTGCTTCCTGTGGGACTTCAGGAGGAGGGATGACTTCTTCAGGACCTAACTCAGCACTAGGCACAGCAGGCCACTGAGGAAGGTCTACAGGAGGAAGCTCCGATGGAGTATCCTCCCAGACCCACTCAAAGTCCTCGGGACGTGGGCCAGTGATCTTGAGTTTGAACGGCATCTGTGTGACTCACACGGTTACAAACGCTTATCCATGGGCTCTGGATCGCCACCGCCACCGTAATAGAAATCCATCTCAGAGTCGGTAGCAGGCTCACGACCAAACTTCTTCGTAAACTCTTCTACTGTGGGAGGGAACCCATTGAGAGAGGGTTGACGATCATCTGGACTATCTCCCATGCCGTAGAAATCATCCAATTGATCCTGCCAATCTTGTCGCTCCTTCGGATCAGTCATAGCTTCTAATGCTTGATAATCCTTTGCCTTGTCCCCAGTAATGCTGGGTTGAGTCATCTGTTTCTGAACTTGACTAAGCAAGTCCTCGTCTGTCATTTGCGCAGCTTCACCGTGCTCCTGAAGCATTTGAGGTGACGGAGGAATGGGCACATCGCCTACACCAGGAGCACCTTGCATCGTTGGTGGCTCATTATAGTCAAACTGCTGCTTGAAGTCCTGTTCGTTCTTCATGCCAGGAAACTGCATTTCAGGCTGCCGAGTCACAGGAGGAAACTCATCCTGCGTTTGGATATCTCTACGTGGCTTCTTGCCGTACAACTTATCGATTGACTGCGAACGGGGGTTATCTTGATAGGTCATCGTCATTCTCCTGAGAAGCGTTCATCGAAGGAAGCACCACGTTGGCGGCCGCCTCTTTGTGGATAGGCATCACTGAGAGGGTCGCGCAGTGGCTTGTCAAGTCCAAACAAACCGCCACGGCCAGGATTGGCTGCACGGAACGTATCGTCGTCACGGATCATATCATACAGTTTTTGTGCTGGCGCCTCACCAGTCCTACGCCGTATTTGTCTAATCAACTCGAAGTCATCCATTTCAGGATTGAGTCCTTTGATGCGTTGATAAACGGCATCCGCTTGGCCCTTGAATGGGTTCTCAGACTCGTTAAGGGAATAGAGAGCATCGTCACCAACTTCGTCGCCCTTGCCCCAACGTAATGCATCACGAACATCATCAAGTTTGATGTTGAAGATGCCGCGATCTTCATATGGATCGGCATGACGATTATCCCGAACACGATCAGAGTCTTCTATATCACGATCACGTTTAGTCATTGGACGAGGAGGTTGCGGAGTCACTCCGGGATATGGCGGCTCTTCTTCTTCATCGTCGTATTCCTGCGGTGTAATATCGTGCATAGCACCAGCAGTCATAGGTCCTGTATTGGGCTCTGGCGGAATAAAGTCTCGTGCATCTGATCGTTGGCGGCGCAGCATCTGGATATCACGAAGAGATTTATTGTACTCTTCGAAAGGGTCAGGCCCATCCTTAGCTGTCTCAGGAAGGAACTGATAATATTTACGCTGGGGTTGCCCTGACCATGGGTCCTCGGGAGGAGCAACCATCTCTTCTGCCTGCTCAGGAGTCATCTTATCACCAGTGCGCTTTTGTCCTTGCAAGAAGCGAAACTGTGCCTTGGAGCGCGCACTCGCCGGCATGATCATGTCAAGAAGGTCTTCGTCATTCATGTCCTGATCCTCCGTTGTGCTCCAGGACTAGAATCGATGAGCAGTTGTTGAATTATTTGATCCAAGTCATCGGTGCCTAAGGCTTTACCCATTCGCCCTGGTGGATCGTTTGGTGCAGCGTAATCAATGCCGGCGACCCCTGCATCCTCATCCATTTGGGCCTGTTCTGCTAAGAAGTCAGACTCTTCTTTCGTCATAGGAGGCTCATCCCTCCGATCCTCAAAATTCTCCGAGTATGGTTGAGCCTCCAAGAATTTGTCCCAATTCTCCGGTATGAGGCGACGCCCTGTGGGACCAGTAATCTCGTCAGCCATTTGAAGGTCCTTGCGTGTTTCCTCATCTGGACCACTATCAGGTCTGCGTCGACGAGCCATCAAGGCATCGGCTACATCTTGGAGTCTGGGATCAGCCATTTGTGTGACTCACACAGTTATAATCGACGTTTGATTTCGCCGTGCAGCCAGATGTTTTCTTCAGCAGTTCCACTATACGCTGACCGGCCGTAGTCTCCAGCTAACTTACGTCGTGCCTCGAAGCTGCTGTCACGCCCCTTGGACTTTAATAGATCAACAACGCTGTTATCTACGTCCAAGTCCTCTTCAAACACACGATCAGGAGGAGGAGGAAAAAGTCGATTGACAAACTCTGACAGCCAACTCATGGCAACCTCCCTAGTGAACTACGAACCCAAAGTTCTGCCATCCGAGAAGGAAGAACATGGCAGCTACGATGATGCTAAAGCCCAATGGACCATAGGTACCCACCCAACCACGGTGCCAACTGAAGCCAAAGAACACCCAGATGACCCATAGCACCCAGAATAGAATTCCTTTAGGCATCTTTATTCTCCTTTCTAAACTCTTCTCGCATCTCGTCACGACCTTTTGCCTGTGACGCCTCTCCTGTTGCTTTGACTAGTGCATCCTTCATCGAATTGGTATTCAACTCGGTCTTACGTGAGAAATAAGTGTTGATTGCTGTAGCTATAGCAACCAACAGTAGAAGTACGGTATTGACATCTACTTCTTTCACCGCTGTCTCCGTCTGTCAAACTCTGATAGTTCAGGGTCCTCACTAAGTTGTTGTTGCCGCATCTCTTGGAAGTGGCGTTGCAACATATCATCTAGACCTTGGGATGACATCTGCGGTGACTGCTCCATGGACTCAGGAGGCTGTTGTGCCTGTCCCCCACGTTGCATCATGTTCTCGATAGCTCTAAGGCGATAATCTTGGATGTTTGCGCGTTGATCGCCACCTACATCCTCGAAGTCACGATCAAATCTAGTACCGTCCTGACGATCACCCTTCGTCTCACGTGCAGGACCAGGACCATACACATGCTCTGCAACACGGTCTTTGAGTCCTGGGATATAGCTGTATGCTTCTTCTGGACGAGGCTCACTATCAGTTTTGTAGCTCTCAGGTGACATGCCTGATTGATCGCCTTGATACTCATCCTCTCCAGGACCTAGTGGTGCGGCGCTGGGCCTGGGCCTGGGATTAGGTATGTAATCAGGAGAACGTACCCCATAACGATTACGATTATTCCGATCAAGCGCTTCAGTCCCAAAAGCATCACCAAACATCTCCTTGACTCGTGGATCGTTACTGCGCTCCATGATGATCACATCACGAGCAGACGGCATCTCAGGCTCTGTCCGTTGACCAGTGAATGGGCCATTCTGTGCATATTGATCGTCATTGCCAAAGTGATATCGACGAGTAGGACTCTCAGGAAGCATCAAGTAGTTATCGTCTCCTGGCTCTGTTTTATCGAATATATCACCGTACATTTTATTGTACTTCCAGTCAGGATTGTGCTCCATGCTGAAATTGTCACTCTGTCGTCCAGCCAACATGGCACGACGGATCGACTCCATTACACCTCTATTGTCCTGTTCAGCCATTGTCTTCTCTCCGCTTCACAGGAAACTTTAATTGCATGGGAAAGTCTAAACCTTCCCTTCCCAATGGCGCCTTTTGCTTCTTAGAAATGCGCCTAATCGCAACAATGCGTGGGTCCGTATCAGGGACACCACGCTTTTTGAGGACTGCGTATTCCTCTTTGAGAAGTGCGTTGTCGATTTCTTCGTCGGCCATTGTGTGACTCACACGCTAAAAGTCGTACATGATACTGTCTAGGTCTCGTCCATCGGATGTAGTACTAGATGCTATCGGCGAGACTCCGCTAGAATTTGTCTTTCCTGTTTGGCCACCACGAAGGAAAGTGGCGTACTGAGCAGGATTGATAATACCAAGCTTAGACGCATTAGTAAGGTTGCCATACGCCCCTTCAACTCCTTTACCCGCCTGTCCAAACGCCTTGAGTGCGTCGTCAGACATACCAGCTTGGTTCTGGTTCAAGTAGTCAAACTTCGGGAACTGTACAGGCGTTCCTCCTCCAGCATCCATCTGAGCAGCAAAGTTCTGCATAGCAGGTAGATATTTGCTAGCACTCTGTTGGTCTCTTTGACCACGTTCACCTAGGGCACCCTGACGTGCTTCCAAGAGCGCCGATGCAACGTCCGAGACTCCTGATGACGGTCCGCGACTGGACGAAACAACAGGAAGGTTACCGCGTTGTCGGATAAAGTTGTTTGTGTTTCCTCCACCAGTGTTCTGTCCTTGTCGAGAACGTAAGATGAGGTCCGTAAGCTGACCCCTGATAGCATCTTCTCCCGGACCCTGATCATATCTATACCCCGCGGAGGCACGATTGTAATCTTCACCTGCATCCTGACCGCGTTGATAAGCACGCTCACGAACGTTGCGATTACGTCCTGCATCATCGGTAAGGTTAAGAAACTGCTCGTGCTCACCAGCTTTTGCAAGTTGGTTTTGGTAAGGAGTTAGATCGGTAACCCATTTATTAAGCGCCTTATCATATCGAACAGTGTTGCCCATGGCATCTGTGCGAGATGCCTGGCCCATTCTAAGTTCTTCATTGGCGAGCCACTTTTGGAACGCCAAGTTGTCTTCTGCGTTGCGATTGGCTCGTGCACCTGTGAAGAAGTTAGCCGCAGCAGTTCCAGCCATTAATGCAGCGCTAATAGGTTCCATGGCGTGTGACTCACACTGTTAGAAGCTAACGCGATTAGGGGTCTCTTGATTTTGTTGCGTTTCGTTATCGTTCGGATTGCCTGATCCCAACACACCAGCCAGTGCCTTCGGATCAAACTTAAAGTTCTGTGCACCTTGAGCGCCACCAGCAATCGCCGCAAGGCTACTTGTATCAAACAATGGACTCGTTATCCGTGAGCGCACTGAGTTACCGAGACTACCCATGAAATCGTCATACGATCGATTGGCTTGATTGGCATAGTTACCAACATCGAAGCCAGAACCAAACGGAAGAGTTTGAGCAGTTGACCGGGCACGATTTTGGATGTCAGTCAACCCTTGTCTTCCAGTCGCAAGTACACCACTGCCGATGTCGTTGAGAGTCGAATGGACACGTGCCCCTTGCGTATCTAGGTTACGTTCGGCGCCTTCTTTGCCTGTTTGGTTGATGACTCCCCGCTTGAATAGATTGTTGATGTAGTCATCGGCTTGACCACGCTGCTCATTAAATACATCGGACAGAACTGGATCATCTGTTGTATCCGCGATGCGCGTGTGCTCATAGTCGGGTGTGAACACAGAGTTGAGATCGCGGTTGGACTTGGATCGGAAAGCATCCTGCTTGGAGTTGAAAATGCTCTGTCCAATGTCCTTAAAGTATGAACCGACATTAGGATCGTCCACTGAAGTTGTACCGAGGATATCATTGATCTTGGTGTCCAGATCACCAGAGAACTGAGCCGGATCATAGCCAAGGTTCGTGAAGTATGAGTTAGCAGAGTTGCGCGCAGCACCCGAGGCACTAGTACGCAGTGCTACATTTTTGGCGTCTTGGATAGCTTTATCAGAGTCAAGCTTATCCTGTGCAGCTTTTGCATCGGCCGCCTGCTTTGCCGCAGCAGCCTCTTCCTCTGCCTTGGCCTGATTTTTAGCTCTGTTACCTGAGAACGCTTCACTAAGCCAAGACATTGCGATTACTCCTTCTCGACGCCTTCAGGAAGTGTGTGAGTCACACTCTCTGGCTCAGGATCGGGGGTTTCCCAGCTTCGTGTAAATGTACCACACAATTTACCATCTGCATAGTGCATATGTGCACATTTTATTCCATCGGTGCCTTGCAATCTTTCGGCTGCTGCACTCCAGATTGCTTTGGTATCGCCATCATCCTCGGCCTGCTCTACTGCTACATATGTTGACATGTTGTGTTTTGCCATGACATCCTCCTATCCAATTATGAAACCTCTGTTACGTACCGATGCACCAACAGCAGGTGTATACACAATCACAATCAAACCTTGGGCCCCAGCACCGCTAGTGAATGTGCCACTTCCTGAATTAGGAGTACCGCCACCACCAGCACCATAGAGACCACCGGCTCCCGCCGTCCCAGCTATGAGTGAGCCGGCGCCACCACCACCAGCACCATGAGTGGCATCAAAATTTGTACCAGCAGAACCATTGGCACCTGCGCCACTACCACCAGCACCACCGCCTGTTGCTCCCCCAGCACCGCCATTGCCTTGCGTACCGTTGCCGTCGACTCCGTTAGTTCCATTGGCTGTGTTCCCAGCAGCACCACCACCACCACCAGCATTTCCGTTACCGATACAGGCATCGCCACCAAAGCCGCCATTTCCCCCTAAACGCTTCGTCGCTCCTACACCACCTGTATTGCCTACCTGCTCACCACCAAGGCCACCGAGGGGTGAAGGACGACTGGTACCTCCCTTAGCACCTACAGTTGACCCACCGAGAGTTGTTCCATTGAACCAGGTATCACCACCAGCATTTCCAGTCAGCCTGGTACCGTTATTTGTTCTGGTAACTGATGCACCGCCAGTTCCAATCTGATATGTGGCAGTGCCGCCTGGTGTTAGTGTAATATTTGATTGTGACGAATAACCTCCACCGCCTCCTCCACTGCCACCGTCTGTTCCTTGCTGACCGATAGAACCACTTGCACCAGCACCAATTGTAGAAATGGTATTATTTGCCGAGTCCCAATCGTTTGGAACGTTATATGTTTGGTTACTACCAGTAGGTGATACAAGAAAGGCAGTTACTGAAAGAATAACAATATCGCTTTTCTTATCATCGACTTTACGCCACGTCTCAATAACTGTGCGATGTTCGGCGCCGTGTGACTCACACACAACACGAGCGCATAGTAACGATGCACCGAGGAGGATCGGTGCCATGGCGCGCACAACACGACGACGCCCCTTAAGCTTAAGGGGATCGTTGGAACGCGTTCCTTTGAGTAGAGACCAATTCATTGCTTTGCTATCTGTAAGAAGGAGGAGTTAGCTTCAAGTGCCCTGAAACCGTGTGGTTCACTTGCTGTCCAATCTAAAACGTCTCCCACCTTCATTATTTCACCTTCTATCTCAGGATTACCGACACAAAGAAAACTACCACTCAGCACAACAGTAATATGCATACCTCTACCATCCGCGTGACTGTGTACAGGCAAACCCTCGTCTAGATCAAATTTGTGCACCTTGCCTCGTAGTGTTCCCGTCATCCACACGCCAGTCAAGTATCTAAGAGCCATTACGTCCTCCTGACCTTAAGTGATAGCGTAACGCGTTGAATTGTTGATACACTATCCACGTTATAACGCAATGTATCTCCGGCTGATATACTAGTAGTCCACCCTGTCAGTGTTGTATCTTGCGATTTCGTTGTCGCAGTAATTGTAGGTGGCGCCGACGCTGTAATTTTGTCACCAACTACAGGAGGATAGTTAGCAAAAGAGTCCTTCCAAACGTTTACAACAATAGAACCGCTCTGATCTGCAAGAAGTGTTGCCGACACGATCGTACAATTGAACGGAATTTCCAAATCACCCTTGATGCCTGTCGTGATCGCTACACCGCCACCATCAATAATAAATTCGATCCCTACCAAATCATCGGCATAGGCGCCATTTGCACCTGAGCCGCCAGATTTCATTACTTGACCAGCAGTTCCGGCTGAAGACGCTTCGAAGTTCCCAGTACCACGTCCAAACAAGACGCCATGATCAGTTAACGTGCCTACGCCGGAACCACCTTGCGCAACGGTGATTGTCGTACCAACTGACCACGTATCGGTACCTGTACGTTGAACAACACCTGTTCCAGCCAATGCTTCAACAGCGGCTAAGTCATTAGCAAATGCAAACGTAGGATTGCCGGCAGTACCAGCAGGATTGGTAATTGTAAGCCCAGCAGCTGGCGCAGTTAGTGTGCGTGCCGCCCATGTATCTGTACCAGTGCGTACAAGAATTGCATTAGTGTTAAGTGTCTCAATAGCTCCCAAATCGTTAGCAAGTGCGAACGTTGGATCACCAGCAACACCACCAGGATTAGTGATAGCGATGCCTGCGGCAGGTGCCTGCAACGTTCTAATTGCCCAGGTATCAGTTGCAGTACGAGACAAAATGCCATTTGTAGATAAAGCTTCGATGGCACCCAGGTCATTAATCAAATTGATTGTTGGATTGCCTGCTACGCCATCACCATTCGAAACAGTGACACCTGCGGCAGGTCCTGTAAGCGTACGTAATGCCCATGTTTCTGAAGCAGTACGATGCAATGCTCCAACAGTAGAAAGTGCCTCGATGGCCCCTAGGTCATTGGCCGGAGCGAAGTTCGGACTGCCTGCTGCACCACTAGGATTAGTAATTGTTATACCATTCGAGAACGTGAACGTGCGAAGCGACCATAGACCACTACCAGCTCGTGCAGGAAAACCTGTACCAGTCAACGCCTCAATAGCAGTAAGGTCATCACCAATACCGATAGATGTCCAGAATGTTGGATGTGCCAAACGGTCAGCAGAGAATGTAGTAGGTGATACCGCACTAGTATGTGCCACAGAACAGGTCCACATGAACCCGTCTTCTGGACTGATTACGATGTTGCCGATTATGTACGCATGAGAGTTTTCCCAGAGCGCTGCATTCGACGTAATGGCCAATTCATACAGTATCTCGTCCATCTTGATGACGAGTGCATACCAATCGGCGTGCCATGGACCGGCAAGGAAATCTGGCAGGCCAAATCGAAAGTGTGTGGTAAACGTCGTCGTCATTTTGTGTGACTCACACTAACCGATCTTGAGGAATAGAACTTCACTGTAGATTTCAGAGTCACCTGTATTTGCTGCTCTACCACCATCCACACTAACGTTTGTCAACGACGATACGAATACCTGCAACTCAAGCGCCTGAGCAGCAGCAACAGTAATTACGCCTCTGAAGTAAAACTGTTTATTCATAAGGTCAGCGCCTCCCACACCTGAGTCCGAACCATTAATGTTATCCCCTTGACCCACCAAGAGCGTTAATCCACCAGTAGTATTCCTCAAACGGACAGCAAATCGCGCCGCTGTTGTGCCGCCAGCCCCCACATCGATATTGGCACCAACTGTTGTCCATCCATCTACCCAATATGTGCCCGCAGGTAACGTTATTACATCCGAAACAATTGTAGCGCCAATATTATTAACCGTTATGCCCAGATTTCTTTTGGTAAACGCATTTGCCGTTAGTGCCTGACCAAAAGTATTAGTAGACTTAAGGTCTTGCGCAAAGAGCATGTTGAGAAACGGTTTTGCTTCACCAATTAACTCCGCCAAACCAACATCACCAGCAGGAAATGTTGAACCGCCAGATACAGTAAGGCTCGCTACGGTAATGCCATTGGCTCCTATAGTATCGAAGTTTGCTCCACCAGTAAATGTCGGATTGGCTTTTGGTGCCAAGAAACCAATCGCTGTTGCAATTTCAGCTAAGGTATCAAGTGTTCCGGATACTCCATCTCGAATGGTAAGCAAGATTGTAGTTGTCAGTGCATCGAGTCGCGTCTTAAGTGTTGCAGGAACTACGGCACGAACAGTGTCAACACCTAGATCAACTTCGCCTTGTGTCGCTAGCTCAATGACTCCTTTCGCTGCTGTAGTCGCATCAGGAATTGTCAACGGTAGTCCAGACGCAGGCGTGTACATCAATTCACGCCAATTGCCTACGCCATCTGACGACACCCACATTATGTCATTGGCAGCTGTTACGCGAGGACCACCACCAATCAAGGTAATGGCAGCCGAGCCAGTAATTGTGAGTGCTGCAGAAAAACGCAGGATTTTATATGTGTTCGCAACAACACCAAAACTTGTAATACCAGTCACTCCTGTTATATTGATGCGTGTTGCAGGTGTTGCGCCTATATTAGTCGTAGCTGCCGATGCAACAGTGGCTTCAACGGTAGCATTAATGCCTACGCCTAAAGCCGATAGATCAACTAATACAACCCACCGACCAGCCGCCAAGTCCGTATTGAATACTCCGGAAACATGAGCAACGAGACAAACGGCATAACGATTAGTGTCAACAACAAAGTCACCAGGAATGTAAGAAGTAGCAGTCGTCCAAGCTCCCCGTTGCTGTGGAATATTTGCTGTTGCATTCCAGAAGGTTGGATGAGCCACCCTCTCCTGAGCGAAAGTCGTCGGTGCAGTCGATGAAGTATTTGCAACAGCACAAGTCCACATAAGACCAGTTGCGCTATCGATAACAATCGATCCAATGGAATAAACAGTGGAATTGGCCCAATTGCCAACGTTTTGAATAAGGACGGCTTGATAGATGGCTGTATCCACTGCGCGAAGAAAGCTTTGAAGCTCGGCATGCCAAGGCTCCTGCGTAAAATCAGGGATTGGGAAGCGAAAGTGAGCGGTGAAATCAGTCATCTGTGTGACTCACACACCTATCGTCCAAACTTGCCACGTTGGAAGAGGAAAGAGATGTTAATGATCTCTAGGGGCTTCCTCGTTGAGGCGGTAATCTTGGGCTTAATTGATTTGAAGTTAACAGGAAAGCGCATGAGCCTAGGATCATTAGATCGACGACCGCCACCGTAAGGTTCAGTATCAAAACCAAAACCAGGTCCGTCATTGCCGATAAACTCCAATGCGAGTGCAGGAGGATGAAGAAGCACACCATCTTCGTCTTTGAACAGATTGTCTACCCATACCGATAGCGTAAAGGTCGCAGTTCCTTTGGTAGCCAATGCAACGTATCGATTGGCCTTTAACTGCATTGGGTCCTTACCATCAAGCCATGGCATTTCAAGATCAATGGTAATGGCATCGCCTAAATACTCTTCCCATTTTGGGCTCAACGCTTGATCGATGCGATCCTGAGCAAACGAAACAGCACCACTCGTATTATCGGCAATCGCGAGGAAACTAGTATCTTCTATCTGGTCATGAATAATGGCGCCTGTCAGATAAGGCGTACCAGGAGTCCAATCAGCATCACGATCATTTAAACGATCCGCGTAGTAATTTTCTCCCGTAAACACAGAATTTCCACCAGCAAATAGCCGTGTACCGAGCGAAAAGAAGCGGCGCCCTTTGGAGGAAACGCAACCCGACCTATACGATGGTCCAGAAAAAGTTCCCCAGCTGTCATAGCGCAATTGTTCATTGTAACACCGGATGAAACCATCGCCGTTAGGTAGGTGAAGTGTCGTTTCATGTGCAATCTCATCGAATACCATAAAGCACGACTTCAACAACTGCGAGTCGCTTAACGTGCCAATTTGTCGTCTGTACTCAGGCTCAATGGAACTACTGACCGGAGTACTGTCAATAAGTCCTGATAACAGATTTCGTTTGGCACTTGCAATACCTGCGGGGCCTGCGAAAAGAAGGTCGGTGCCAACTGGGACGATGCAACGATGTCCGAGTAGACCAAATGCCGGCATCGTGTCATCGAAACTTGGCGTGTGGTTCGCTGGTGTGTCTGTGTCATATACACCTAATTTGATCAGGAGGGATTGCTTCTCGAAGAAGACGATGAGGAATGTCCGGAAGCCAGCGATGCCTCTAATTTCGGGCGCTCCTTCAGGTGCATAAGCACCAACGTCAATACTAATAGCGTCATTAGGTGGAGGGTCGCCAGGGAAGGTTCCGATAGTTCCCTTGGCTGTGATGTAGATGGTCGTGGGCGCAGCTGGGATGCCAGCAACGCAGTGATAGTTTCCAACAACGCATCCGTACTTACCGATTGGGACGTTGACATTGCTTCCAGTTGCCTCATCTTGCAGATAATTACCAACCAAACCCGCAGTGAAGAAGATTGGTTTATCTACACCATTATGAACTACAAGCTTGTTCTTAAACGGTACAAAGTCCACACTATCCACACCGGGAGTCCAACCAGCAGGACTACCCAACAGAGCAGCAGCAATAGCACTACTCCAAATAATAGTATCGACACCATTAACGTCTGTAGCAACCACATTACCATTTTCAAGAGGGGAGATGACGGCGTTGGAAAAGAATACCTCGTCAACGATTGGACTATTGGAGACACTTTTGACATCGGATGACCATTTGGACCCAAAGCGTATAACCTGTGAACCCTTTGGCGTGCGCCTAAAATTGTCAAGGACCTTTTGGAAGCGGGGGTCCATCTCAATGTCGTTATCGACGGCATTTAAGCCTCCTCCGAAGCCACGAATGGTCAACGGCACAAGGTTCTGCTTGGCACCAGCCCGAAAGTCTACTGAGAAGAGTTTGGCACTCATGGTTGAACGTACCACTGATCAGGAACACTATTACTGTGCTCAATCGCAATCGGCGTATCAGCGAGACCGTTAGTAATGTTATCGTACTGCGTCTGCATTAGTCCTTTGCATGTATTTGCCGCCTCTGGATTGAGTGCGTTGACAACAAGAGCCATGAAGCTAGTCGCGTAAACCAACAGACTCTTATCGAGATACATCACGTCTTCCCAATCCCAATCAATTGCAGGAGACACAATGGGATAGATGCGTGCCTGAATATCAAGCGTCCCCACGGCACCTATAGGATAGAATTGAAGCTTACGATTGACATAGTTAGCATCTGTAACGTGCATACTGGTCCAATAAAGCGCTCTCGATCCTGTAACTGTGCCAGGAGGACGGCCCTTTGGAAGGACTGGAAGAGGCTGTGTCTCACCTGTTCTATGCACACTCATGAAGTCTTCGAAGTCCCTAACGCCTTGAAAGGCATCTGTAGTAATGATGCCTGTCGATCCATTAAGCGTCACGGTCTGCCATTTGCGATAGTTAGGCCAGTGATACTTCTTG